TACCCGCCCGGATCGTCCGTCCATCCGTCGAAAGAACACTGAGTGCTCAGTGATGCGAGTAATCACCACGGGGTATCCGGCTCTGTCCGTGTATATCTGACCGCGTTGAATCAAAGCGAACATGCGGTTATCCCCAGCGGCAAATCGAATACACCATCAGCGTCACCGCCATCGCAATTCCTACCGTTGTTAATGCTTCAGGCCAGGTCATCGTAAAATATCCTCCACGCTTATCAGTCCGTTCCGCTCCAGATAACTCATCGCCTTATCCGGTAATTTGCAGTCTGGCTTCGCTTTCCTCAGTTGCCAGGTTAACTGCTTTACCAGCATGGTTAACTCATCGACCAGACGCTGATATCCCACTGGTTTGTATTCATGCAATTTACCGGCTGGCTCTGCTGCCAGCGATACCAGTGCGATTTCCAGAACAGCAATATCCATCTTATATGTGCGGATGATGTCATGGTCGATTGTACCCGGTATGCACAGTCTCTGTGCTTCAATAGTCTCCTCTGCGTGAGCTATTAACTGCTCTCTGGTAAAAGTCGTCATGCCGTAGCCCCTTCTTGATATTTTTCAAACCAGAACACAACCGGCTCTGCTTCCAGCGATACCAGTGCAATTCGTGCCAGTTCTTCCGCTTCTTCTGCTGGCAGTACAACGTTGCTACCCGGTCCGTATGTTTCGCGCCACTGCTTGATTGTCAGCAGTCGCCCTTTGGTAATAGTGATCATGCCGCGTTTCCTTCTTTCTTATTAACAATCACACCGTCATATATTTCATTAAGGTGCCCTCTCAACTCCATGCGCCTTAATGCAGATAACATGTAATCGCATTCAACCTGCTTATTCCCAGTAAATGGCTTATCGTCAGGATTACCCCAACAGCAATTACCCCTGGGCCATCCATGTACTTTCCGTACTCTTCCGTTAACAACGTGAAGTAATCCCCAGCCGGGAGGTAAATCCTCAACTGAAATAATTTCCGGCTCACTAATAAAGAATCGCCAGTCGCCCATGCCAAGTGAGGGATTTTTACGGAAACGCTTTTTTCTATCTGCCAACAAGTCAGCACGAGAACACTTCGCCTCTATCAGGCATGATGCTGAATTTCTGAATCCCATAGCATCTGGCTGTTCTCCGGTACTGGTTACAGCAACAAAGCGGTCATGAAAGCAAACCTTGAACCCGTTGCGCTTAAGGAACTTGTACGCAATCTGACAGAGTTCGTGGTGTGTTAACGCCATATCACTCTCCTTTGATGCGAATGCCTGTTGCAATGCTGTTTATGATGCTGTCAGTGCATGGGGTAGAAAGCTGGGCATCTCCAGCAATTTTCATGACCTCAACATCTGCATATCGAATACCGAGGTGTATCAGACCGGCTATGCCTGACTTAAGCCGAGCATTTTCCATAAATAGAACTTTTGCCCGCTGTTTTTCTGCTTCAAGCTCAACGCGCAGCTTCCCTACCGTTAGCGCAATATCCTCGTTCTCCTGATCGCGGCTTTTGATGTATTGCAGGTTTCTTTCCCGTTCATCCAGCAGTGCCAGCACGGTTTCTGGTCCGGTCAGAAATTTGAAGGCGTTGAGCGCATCAATATCCACACCGTAATCTTTAAGTTCCTGTTCACTTAACAAGTCATCATCAGCTGGCAACATTAACAGGCGTTCCATTGCTGGAATTGCACGTTCCGCCACCTCACGCAGTGCCTGGTAATTAATTTCGCTCACTGGTTGCCTCCTTTGCGAAGCTGGGCAGCAAAGTCAACTAACCACTCAGTCATTTCAACCTTCCCTACCAGGTCTGAACCAGGGTACATACAGCAATCACTCTGCGCCGCTTTGAAATCCTTATACTCATATTCTTGGGCCACCAGATTTTTTGCAGCTTCTATAGCAGCGTCCACCCCCTGCGCCCGGACTTCAGCCAGGAAAGCATCAGTGGTTGGCGTTTCAGGTATCTGTCTCCTCATCCGTTCTATTGCATGATTGAACCCGAAGTCTTCCGCGAGAGATACGTCATCCATATTGTCATTGTCATCCTCAATATCCCGTGATTCTGGAATTGCAGACTTTATTCCCGCATTCTCCGCTGCCAGCGCCGCGCACTTGGCCTCAAGAGCGGCAACCACTTCCTGATGGTCTTTGTACTTAACGTATGAGCCGGAGATGTCATCACCTTCGGTGTTTAGCCATGCGTCATTGCAATTCACTGCGTAGGTTCTGATGCTCATGTTGATGCTCTCCCGCCCCTGACAGACGCCAGGCCAGTCAATAAAGTATCCGCAATGCCTACCCTCAGACGTGCGCGCAGGATAAATGCCGTTATGACCCGGCAAATATATGCTACCCATTCATCTTGCGTTGCCTGTTCCGCCGCCTCGCGCAGTGCCTGATAGTCAATCTTGCTCACTGGCAGCCTCCTTTGCCGGGATTTCTAACTTTTGAGTGGTTGTATCAAATTCAAACAACTTAACCACGTCATCAAACAGGACATAATCACCATCAGGATCTTCAGTCATATCTGCGCCACAATCCTGACCGCACGAGTCGCAACCATCCATATCAAGCTCGTATCGCTTCAGGTTTGCGATATTTGATAAATTCAGCGCCAGTACAGCCAGGTCATAAACCTCTTCGGCAGTGACATCGCTGTTCAGTCCCATTTCATGGCGATATATGATTTTTTCTACTCGTTGTTTTGTGATCGTCATTTTTCTCTTCACTCCGATATACAAGGATTACTACACCCCCTCTGCTGATTGCGCGAGCTGGATCCCCTGGTTCCATGCCGTCAATTCCGAAGGCTTCGGAAAACGCATTCATTGCCTTCTGGCGTTCATCCTGCTTACGGCGTTTATTCCATTTTTTCAGGAACAACAGCGACAGCCACCGTCCGCTGCAGAACACGATGTAAAAATAACCAAGGAGCGCCAGGCCGACATTCAGGGCCGTTTCTATGGTTAGTTGTGAGTCAGTTGCCATTTCTTACCTGTTTAAGTAACTGGTTGAACATAACACTTAGGGGATTGCTGTATCCAAACGGCAGATTGTTTACGCAGTACAGAATCATTTTGTTTTTTTCTCCAGTTCGTACTATTAACCCATTCCACAATAACCGTGATAATTCATTACTGATAGAAGTTGCGCTTCTTCCAAGTGCGAGGGATATATCTTCTCTACTGCAATCTGGATTTTCCTGGATATACTCGATAACGGTCATGTGGTCCCTTTTACTTAATATCTGTTTCGGATTGCATGCCATGAGTATTCATTTCGTTAATAATTTCATCCAGAAGGATTTCAAGCCCTTCTCGACCCATATCTGAAAGAATGAAACCTTTATCAGGGGAAGTAGTGAGCATTTTCTGATAAAGAAACAGCGCTCTTCCCATTCCTTCAGCTTCGCCGTATTTTTGAATTAAATTCCATTCAATATACTGTTGTAAGGCAAATCGAATGGGGCCGGGATATATCGTCATAAACCCATACATCCCGTTATATACCACGGCGTGTTCAGTTGTTCCGTGTTCATTCAGGATATCAATTGTGCCGTTCTTGTCTTCTTCTTCGTTGATGAATGTCGTCACATACAACCATCGCCACTGAGCAACCTTCATCTCAACCGGAAGTTTACCCAGTAATCCTGCTTCGTCGGCTTGCGCCAGACACTGAAGGATACGTAAACCTCGCACATTAGGAGTATCGAATTCTCCGGCATCCAGACGACGTATGGCGTCGTGATAATCAATCGTCATACTGCCAGTTCGTATACCATTGGCTGTTGCTTCAGCCTGGAATTCATCGTATTGCATGATATTTATTCCTCATCTTCATCTTCATCTGCTGGTGCAATAACGTCATATCCTGCCCTTTCTGCAATAAACAGGAATGTTGAAAGAGTTCCTACAAGTTCATCGTCATGAACATGGCGAATGAATATTACTTTCCCGTTTTTGATGGTCAGCAATATTCTGGTTTGTTCGTGTTCTGCTGTTTTCTGATGCATTATTATCTCCCGTATGCTTTACGCAGAAATAAGCAGGCAATATGCATGTAATTTTCACCGTATTGTGCAATAAGGCAGGCGGTCTTGTGTGATGCCATATTCTTTATAAAAGTCACAATAAAGCCTCCTGTGGATTAAGGTTGTAACAATCCCCGGCGATAAAACCGCAATAAACGTTCAGGGCATATTTGTTGTTATTGCGCTAATTCTTTTTCGGCAGCAGCTTTTGTATACTCACATGCAAAACTCAGAATTTCGCTGCCGAGTGTTTTCGTTTCGTGATTACTGGACATATGTAATACCTGTGTTGCATGCAATAAATGATAAACATTTATCGCAAATGAATCAGGCTCCAGGCAAATGCCTTCGTAATTATCTTGCTGTGAGGTTGTTTCTGTCATTGCTCCTGAAGTGCATACGAGCCTGTTTTTGACAATTCTCTTTTCTCTAATCACTATATCGGCAACATCTATTGCCTTTACAACCTCCGGGAGAAGTTCCGGGTTTGTATAATCAAAGTCATCAACATGGAGAACAGTTATGTTTTCGAACTTTTTCATGGCTTCCTCAGCTGACTTATATGTTCTGCTATATAGCGAGTCTCAGAAGTGTTTTCATATTGAGACTGTTTCCGCAATGATTGATAAAAATGTTCGCATGTACCTTGAAGGGCGAAGCGGCGATTATGTCACCATTGGTATTGGTTCTTCCGCAGAAGAGCTTCGCGAGATAAGGGGCAAACTTGTTGAGATGCGTCATGGTGTTGCTGCTCCTCACTTTTTGGTTGCTCCGGAGGAGTAACCTCACCAGTTAACAGCCACATCGGATCGCAGCCAAGAATATTTGCCAGTGGGATAAGCATACTGATAGTTGGTTCATACTCTCCGCTCTCCCACTGGATGATAATTTCTTCATCGAGATCGAGCAGCCTGGCGAGTTCGGCGGTTGTTAAGCCGCAGGCTTCGCGTTGGGTGCGAAGACGGTTGTTGATTGCAGAATTTTTGTTCTGTAAAAGCATTGCTGACGATAGCTTTCTGGATATGCTATTTGTCATATCCCATGCCAGTCCTGCGCATGACTCTATATCGCTAGAGAGCGTAGCATCAGGTGTTGCTTTTGCTATTAGTGTAATGAGGCTGCCGAGGTTTTTCAGTTCTTCGAGACAGTCAAGAGTTGTAGCTTTATTGATCATGAGATGATACCTCAGTTACGAACTTTGTTTTATGGTAACTAAGGTATCAAGGTGTGGCAAGTGATTTTTGATACTTTGGTTTCTTTTTGTGTTTTGTGTCTGGTCAGAAAATATCCCACCTGGCATCAACCACAACACCTACTATTTCGCAATCATTGTCCATTTCTATGATTGGATATTGTGGATTAAGGGGCTTTAGAAACGCCTTTCCCATGTCAGAAATATATTTTTTGAATGTTGCTTCATTGGTCGATTTTTTTCTGGCGATGACGTAACACCCTGAAAAAACTTCTTTATCTGGGTTGACAAGGATCGACATTCCTTCAGGAAATGTTATTCCTACGGGCGAAGTCATTGAGTCTCCGTGCACTTCCAGCCAGAACCCCCTCTCACCAGCGTATTTTACAGAATGCCTCCAATTATCCTGATCATACATGTTGTAGTCATCACCAGAAGTTGCGAATAATCCTGCCTGAACCCAGTTAATTACAGGGTAAGAGTGTGCTGTGTCTCTCTGTGGGCAGCTCTTAACATTATTTTCCCAATGCTTATCTTTTTCATCTCCGTTCTGAAGCCACTGCGGTGAACACCGCAGTGCAGCTGCAACTTTAAAAAGGGTGTCACCGTTGAAACTTTTTGTAAGGCCTTGCTCGGCTTTACTGATTGCAACTCTGGTGATCCCAGCTTTTTTAGCCAACGCATCTTGTGTTAACCCAGCTTTTTGCCGTGCGTTGATGAGACGTTCACCTAAAGACTTCATTTTTCTTCTCCTCTCATGGCTGTTGATACTAAAGTAACAGAATTTCTTGATACTTTGGATTCCCGTGGTTAACATCGTTGGATAACAAAGTATCTGGTGTGAGACTAAAGAATGACCCTTTATGAAATATTAAAAATTCAATTTAAAACCAATGCCGCTATTGGTCGCAGGTTCCCAAAGAAAGGAAGGCCTCGTGGCAGTCAAGGTGTTGGAAAGTGGAAAACGCGAGGTGTTCCGGAGGATGTTGCCATTCTTTGTCATCTGGATCCGAGCATTCCATATACACACCCAAGTCTAGCGAATACAGAAGATGACAAGCCCACAGGAGACCAACAATGAACACCGCAATTTTTAACGGCAAAGCATCCATGACCAGCGTTGAGATCGCAGAGCTGGTGGGTAAACGTCATGACAATGTGAAACGCACTATTGAAACATTAGCCAAAGGTGGCGTTGTCCGGTCTCCTCAAATTGAGGTTTCCGAAAGAATCAATAACTTAGGTTTTAAAGTTCAATATGAGCATTACCTGTTTGAAGGAGAACAAGGTAAGCGCGACAGCATCATTGTCGTCGCACAGCTCTGTCCTGAATTCACTGCTCGCCTGGTAGATCGCTGGCGCGAACTGGAAGAACAGATCCGTAAGCCAATGAGCGAAATCGAAATGGTTGCCGCGATGGCTCTTGAAGCCGTTCGCCAACAGAAACGGATCACTCAGGTGGAAGAAAAAGTCAGCCACGTTGCTGAAACAGTCGAGCAAATTAAAAAGGGCACTATTCGTGAGGGCTATGCCGGATATCGCCAACTGAAAGCAAAAACCGGTTTGTCAGATGATAAATGCCGCAATCTGGTGAACGCCTATCAGATTCCTACAGACACCCATGAGTTCATGACGCCGGACGGATTGTTGTCACGTCGCGCAATTGTTGCTGTGGAACCGTTTATGGCTGCTTTTTATCGGGTTATGGAGGAAGCAGAACCGCGAGGGACTCGCTGGTATCACCCGAAAATGGGGTTATTTCAGGTTATTGGTTGGCAGCGGTGAAAAAAAGCCGGGAGTAACCCGGCTCACTCAACATCAATAACGGGGAGCTGTTTCGCATAAAACGGCTCCGAAACATCCAAGAACAGTTCTAAAGATATCAGCAGCTATATGATCATTTCAAGACCAAATATTGATTCTGCAATTTCGGGACGTTACACTGTCTCTGCACCTTATAAAGCGGGTGCCGGGGGTCGCAGCCCGGAATTGTCAACGGCGATATATGACGCGCCAGCGTCTTTTTTATCGTCCGCGCTCACGCACGCCAGAATTATGGTGGGCTGGGCAGGGGAGCCGAAAGGCTCGCCGGTCTCCGTTGACGCCGGTACTGCGAACCCTGTTCAGTCTGCCACCAGTGAGTTTCGCAGCTCCGGTGGTGGAAGTTTTCCACAGTCAACGGAGGCTGCCATCATGGCTACGATCCCAACCCTCACTCAACCTGAAATTGCCATCGTTGATGGTCAGGCTGTTACTTCATCCCTGGCTGTTGCCAACTTCTTCTCCAAGCGTCATGACGATGTACTGAAAAAGATCCGCACGCTTGAATGCTCCGCATCATTCACTGCCCGCAATTTTTCGGTGAGTGATTACACCGATTGCACAGGCCGCAAACTACCTTGCTATCAAATCACCCGTGATGGCTTCGCGTTCCTTGCTATGGGCTTTACTGGCAAACGTGCAGCCCGGTTCAAAGAGGCATACATCAACGCCTTTAACCTGATGGAGAAGAGTTTATCAGGTGCCGATGCGTCTGATATGTCAGCTGTCGCACGAAACGCCAGAGGCGTATACCTGCATTTGCGTGAAATCCATCAAATCTGGACAAGCCAGCTTTATCCAATGCTTAAGGCCGTTGAATCTCCGCTGGCTAGCAAACTGTACGACCGTGTTGGTGATGCTGTTTTTGGCGCTGCACTTGTTGATTCCAGGCTGAATGGTTCTGACAAGGAGGTTCGCCCATGATTAGTTACGAAATCATCATCTCCACTACGGAATACAGAAACGATGTATCAGTTCGCACGGATGTATCTGTCTGGCACCGTCGCTATAAATCCAGAAAAACAGCGGAACTGAAAGCGGCAGAGATGTGTGAAACCATCTCAATGAAAGGTAGCCCGGTTAAATACGTAACTACGGCGGAGGTGCGTCCATGATCCGCCACATCGTTAATTCCCTGTATCACCGATACAACCGTTGCCCCCGTGTGGGGCAGTGGTTCGCCACCAGCAACGGTCACGTTCTGCGGGTTTGCCTAGTCAACGCTGAAAGCCAGAAAGTCGTGTGCGAACTACAGGGGCGTAGCTACACCATCAGTTACCCTCTGGCGGTATTTCTGTCTGGAAAAATGTTTAAGCGTCTGGGAGGTGTGGCGTGAACTGTTTTCAGTTTGTGTGCGGATGTGCTTTCGATAACCCGATTCAGCGCCTGATTATGTTGCGTGTTTTGATGTCGGGTTCTTCAGACGGTGAAGGCGAGAGAGTTATTGATCATCAGGTGCTTGCTGATTTCTGCTGTTGTTCTAAGCAAGCGATATTCAGGGAAACCCTGGCACTGGAAAGAGCTGGTTATCTTCATATCCGAAAAATTGCAACGCTTACTATTGATGCAAAAGCCAGACTACAACCTGCGCGTGGCTACACAATTCTCATGCCGCGGAAGGAGGTTGTATGAGCCGTTACGCCCCCACACCGGAAGTTATGGCTATTGGTCAAATTAATATTTCCGGCAATGTTACACCTGCGAACTGGTGGAAATATATTCGACTACCCAGTGGGCGTCCGGATGCGACGGCTATCGCTCTGCTTTCAGAGATCGTTTACTGGTACCGCCCGACAGAGGTCAGGGATGAGCACACCGGAGCGTTGCTGGGATATCGCAAGCGTTTTCAGGGCGACAAACTGCAAAGAAGCTACCAGGCGTTTGCTGAGCAGTTTGGTTTCGGGAAAAGGGAAACCGCAGATGCGCTGAAGCGTCTGCGCGATGCAGGGTTTATTACTCTGGATTTACGCACGGTGGAAATGCTCGATGGGGTGAAATGCAGCAATATTTTGTTTGTCGGGATCAACCCACAGGCAATTGCGGCCATCACCACACCTTCTTCTGTTTCGCCAGAAAGTAACAGCAATAATGCAATCAGCGATACAGCTATTACGTTAAAACGGAACACCCCCCGACGTCATAACGGAACAGGGGATACGCCGAATGTTGATACAAATACAGAGATTACTACAGAGATTACTACAGAGATTACAACGGAGACTAAAAACACTATTGATGCATCCGCTGACGCGTCTGCGCCAGCGCGTTCTGCCCGACAGGAATATTCACCGGAATTTGAACAGGCCTGGCAGGAATATCCCAAACGTGCTGGTGGCAATTCCAAGTCAGCAGCCTTCAAAGCCTGGAAAGCCCGTATCAGGGAGGGAATAAAACCGGAGACCATGCTTGATGGCGTGAAGCGGTATGCCGCCTGGGTACGTGCTACAGGAAATACCGGCACACAGTTCGTGAAGCAGGCCGCGACGTTCTTTGGACCCGATCGTCACTTCGAAGATTACTGGCAACAGCCAGCCGCTCACGGAGGTGGGCGACAGCGACAGGTCGATGTCCTGGCTGGCCTGGGAGCCATGTCTGACAAATTCGGTAAATCCAGTAACAAATTGACATTCTGAGGTGACAGCGATGATGACGATTGACCAACGTGAGAAACAAACAAGACTACAGGCGCGAATGGATGAGTTACGGGCAGAAATGGATGAGTTACGGGCAGAGATTGCATTTGCTCAGAAGGGCGAAAAGCCATGGCCTTATCGTTCCTGCCTGATGCGTGAAGGTCGCGGATATTGCGAAAAACACGGTAAATATCGTACGCATATACTGGTGTGGATCGATCGTAATGGCGAGGACAGAGAAAAAATTTCATGCTGCCCTGACTGCTTGATCGCTGAGGCCAGTGATTTGACCATGGAACTGTCGTCCCTCAAGGCGGAAGAACTGACTGATAACGCCGGAATTGCTCTGCGTTTTCGGGACTGCGAGTTTGATAATTATCTGGAGGTTAATCCTGACGCAGCCAGAAATCTTGCGGCCTGTCGCCGCTATGCGGAGAACTGGCCAGATATGCTGGAGAACGGTACCAGTCTTGTTATGACCGGCAGTTGCGGTACCGGGAAAAATCATCTGGCGGTATCAATGGCAAAACACATCATCCGTAACTATCTGGCCAGTGTGGAGATCACCGACGTGATGCGCCTTACCCGGGCTGTGAAAAACTGCTGGCGGAATGACAGTGAAAAAACAGCGGATGACGTCATTGAGCATTATGCGTCACTGGATTTGCTGATTGTCGACGAAGTCGGCGTTCAGTTTGGCAGTGCGGCTGAAATGGCCATTTTGCAGGAAATTATCAATGCCCGGTATGAGGGTATTTTGCCAACTATCTTGATCAGCAATCTTTCACCGGAAGAATTGTGGGCGTTCATCAGTCCCCGGATTGCCGACAGGATCACCGATGGCGGGCGCAACTGGTTGTCGTTTAACTGGCCCAGCTACCGTTCTCGTATCGGAGGTGTTGCCGCATGACCAGCCAGAACACCCCGGCATGGCGTAACGATGACCTGGAAGGCGCTGTCATCGGTGCGTTTTTTCTGCGTGGGGCCGATCCGGAAGTGATGGATATTCTGGCCACACTTCCGGCGGATGTATTTTTTGTGCGTCAGTACCGGGATATTTACGCGGGGATTTGCAGACAGGCTCGCATATCCGGCGTCATTGACCCCGTACTGCTGTGCAATGAGATGCCGGAACTTGCCCCGGTGATTACCGACACCGGACGCAAAACCTGGGTGAAGTCTTCACTGGAGCACTATGTCGCAGCGTTGCGGCGCAATGCCGCACTGCGCGATGCAGAAAAAACACTGACTGAAGCATTACAGAATTTACGTGATGCGTATACCTGTGAAGCAGCCGAGGATGCCCTGAAGGATGTGCAGAACATGATGGCCTCACTGTCGACCGGAAAGGGCGTCATTCAGCCGGTTCACATTGATGATGTCCTTCCGGAAGTGGTCGACCGTGTTGAATGCCGCAATCAGGGACTGGAGAAATCCAGGGCGCTGATGACCGGTATTGATGAACTGGACGCAAAAACGGGCGGTATGGAGCCCGGAGACCTGGTATTCATTGCCGCCCGTCCTTCGATGGGGAAAACCGAACTTGCGCTGGACATCATCGACAAGGTGACTGAGCAGGGGCATGGCGTGCTTCTGTTCACCATGGAGATGGCGAACATCCAGATTGGTGAACGTATGGTGTCTGCTGCCGGTGGAATGCCGGTATCCCGTCTTAAGTCTGTTGCCCGTTTTGAAGATGAAGACTGGGCGCGTTTCTCGCAGGGCGTGGGACGAATGACGGGGCGTAATATCTGGATGGTGGACCAGGCAAACCTGACCATTGATGAGATATGTGCAACCACGAAGCACCACCGGATGAAACACCCGGAAACGGCGCTGGTGGTGGTCGATTACCTCGGCCTGATTAAAACCCGCAGCACGGGGCGTCACGACCTTGCGGTGGGGGAAATCTCAAAGGGACTTAAAAGCCTGGCAAAATCCGGCGGTTTTCCGCTGATTGCTCTGAGCCAGCTCTCCCGCGGCGTGGAATCCAGACCCAATAAACGCCCAATGAACTCGGACCTGAAAAACTCCGGGGAAATCGAGGCGGATGCCGACATCATTCTGATGCTTTACAGGGATGAGGTATACAACCCGGAAACTCAGGCCAGAGGCATAGCAGAAATCAACATCACGAAACAGCGTAATGGCACGCTCGGGACCATTTACCGGCGTTTTCATAACGGACATTTTCTGCCTGTGGACCAGGAGAGTGCCCGGGTTCTTTCCACACCCATGACGCCGGGCAATCCGCGCAGATACAGCAATAACCGCATGTCGGGCAGTAAAACGGAGCGTTTATTTTGAACAACAGAACAATCACTGTTTCACCGGAACAACTTCGTCGGCAGGCGCAGGAGATGCTTCGTTGTGCTGAACAGGTGGAAAAAACGAGCGTGAAAAAAGATACGCTCCGCAAGCAGCTTACTCCGGCGCTTCGTGATCTGCTGCAGGCAAAACACCGCACACAAAAGGCGGTGGATGAGCTGGTGGATTGCGTGGCGGAACTGGAAGGACAGGTAAGCCAGTTTGAAACGCTGGTGAAGGAGTTTACTGCGTGATGGCTGAATTTTTTTCTCCTGCGTTCATGCAATACCGTTCGCTGAGGTGACCGTGAGAGCACTGCTGACCCCTGAAATTGCCCCGCGTATGGGGATTGTATTGTTCAGGCCCGGTTCAGAGCTGATGCCCCTGTTTATGCAGGGGCGTGTCCTGCTGGAGCCTGAGCCGGAACGTTATTCATCTTTCGCCAGCGGTGCCGTTCCGGCAGCATCACAACCGCTGGCGGATGATCCTGCCGTTCGGGCCGTGTTCCGCCATGAGGCGGTGATCCGTCGTGCTGGTGGCGTGGAATGCCTTGAGAGCTGGTTACTTCGTGAAAAAGGCTGTCAGTGGCCTCATTCCGACTGGCACAGCGAGAACATGACCACAATGCGGCACGCGCCAGGCGCAATCCGTCTGTGCTGGCACTGTGACAATCTTCTCCGTGACCAGTTCACGGAACGGCTGGAAGCAATGGCAACGGATAACTGTGCCCGCTGGGTGTTGTCTGTTGTGCGCCGTGATCTTGGTTTTGATGACAGTCACGTTGTGACAATGCCGGAACTGTGCTGGTGGCTGATTCGTAATGACCTGGCGGATGCCTTACCGGAAAGTGCAGCCCGTAAGGCACTGAGATTACCGAAGCCTGTTGTGCCGTCTGTCACCCGGGAAAGTGACCTTGTGCCTTCGGTTACTGCCACCAGCATCATCCAGGATAAGGCGAAAAAGGTGCTGGCGCTGAAAGTGGATCCGGAGTCGCCGGAGTCTTTTATGTTACGCCCAAAACGTCGTCGCTGGGTTAATGAAAAGTACACGCGCTGGGTTAAGACGCAGCCGTGTGCATGTTGTGGTAAGCCAGCCGACGATCCCCATCACCTGATTGGTCATGGTCAGGGCGGAATGGGGACAAAATCTCACGATATTTTCACGCTACCGCTGTGTCGGGAGCATCA